TCACTTCATTGTCCGGCGCATCTCCACCACTATTCCGAGAATGCGAACGGGTAATGACTCAATCTGTGCATTTGTATAAAACTTCGACTCAAAATTAGGGTTTAGAGCTTTGAGCCGAATTCCTTCTTTATATCGCTGCAACCGTTTTAGGGTGGCATCGTAACCGTTGACATAGGCGACCACATCGTCGCCAGTGTTGGCGGTTTCTTGCTTTCTAATAATCACTATATCGCCGTCTTGATATATCGGCAACATGGATTCTCCTGTGACCAGTAAGGCGAGATACTCGTGATCGTCATTTGCCATTTTTTCTGATATCTCTATTTCGTCGATTATATCCTCGATAGCCTCAACGGGAATGCCTGCCGGAACACGCCCGAAAACTTTAATCTTGGCTCCTGCTGTGAGTGGCGCATTAATCGGGGAGAGATTGCTGTCAAGCCCAAGAAGGCAATCGACCGTTGTATTGAGTACCTCTGCCAACTTAATAAGAGTCGAAGGGTCAGGTTGCCTTTTGCCAGTTTCATATTGACTTATGGTACTCTCACTCATACCAATTAGTTCGCCCAAGTTTTTCATACTATAATTTCTATTTTTTCGAATCGCTCTTAAATTGTTCATTGTTATCACCCACTCGAATTATAACTTCACACTTTGTGAAATTCAAGCCTATTTCACAAAGTGAACAGTTTTTCTCAAATACACCTTGACAAAGTGTGAAAAAGGTGTTATTATACTAATGAACTTCACAAACTGAACAGAAAAGGAGATGAAAAAATGCGGAATTATCTAAAGTCTATTCGTAATGAGAAGAAAATGACGCAACAGGATGTAGCTGACAAACTTAACATTTCGCATAGCTACTATTCGATGATTGAAAAGGGCGAACGCAAGCAGGAGATGAGCATCTCGATGCTTTGCAAACTTTCTGAAGTCTTTGATGTTTCGGTTTCCGAGCTCATCGAAGCAGAAAGAAACTTTTCAGCCGCAGGATAGGTAGTACCTGTGACGAAGCCGACATTAGATTACTGTACACGGTTGCAGGAACATTCTTGTCAAAGTCAAATCCGGAATAAAGAGTAAAAACTCAAATGAGCCCGAGAAGAAGACGGAAATATACACTAAAGAGGAGGAGGCAGCGAAACGTGCTTAAAGAAGCCGCTTTGCAAAATGAACGATGGATAGAAAGAAATTCAACGGTGCAAGATTGAAAGAGGCTTTGCAGTTCAGGGGAATGAGATTGACCGAACTCGCAACCAAAACAGAAATAAGCAAACAGTCTATTTCAAACTATGCGAACGAGTCTAATGTACCACCTTATGAAAATGTAGTCAAGATTGCGCATGCACTTGATTTCCCAACAGATTATTTTATGGTTGAGGATCTTTGTACTACCGCTACCGACAACATATACTTTCGTTCACAGGCGGCAGCGACAAAAACATCTCAAAGAGCGCAGACGGTCAAAATGGAATACGTCGCCAAAGTATATGATGTGCTGACAGATTATGTTGAGTTGCCCATGCTGAATTTGCCGAAAGTAAGTTTTGAGCTGAATGATGATCTTTCAGCTGTTGATTCTCCGGAAATGCTGCGTCAGATAGAAGATGCTGCTGAGCAGGTTCGAATACAGTGGAATCTCGGCAACGGTCCGATTGCCAACATGCAGTATGTTCTTGAATCCAATGGTATTATCGTTACAAGCACGAGAAACGCAGCATCGGAAATTGATGCCTTCAGTCAGAAAGTGAGAATCGGGAAAGGCCAGGAACAGGGATATGTGTATGTGATAGCGCTTGCACTTGGAGAAAAGCCGATTGAAAGACTACGTTTTGATATGGCCCATGAACTTGGACATATCCTGCTCCACCCATGGGAAGAAAGCAATGAATACCTTGATAAGGATGCGTTTAACGCCAGGGAGAAACAGGCAAATATGTTTGCAAGCGCTCTGCTTTTGCCAAAGTCCTCTTTTACAAGAGATGTATTGCCATACGCAACAGAAATCAATTATTACAGGCATTTGAAGAAAAAATGGCGTGTTTCCATGCAGGCAATGATGTACCGGGCTCGCCAACTTGAAATCATTTCAGGTAATCAGTTCTCTTATATGATGAGACAGGTATCCCAAAACGGTTGGAGAAAAAATGAACCTGGAGATGTTCCCGGCGAGTTGAACAGCACAATTTTTCAAAGCACGCTTGACACTTTGTTCGAAGGTGAATACCTGGATTCACATGAATTAAGGATGCGGCTGACACAAGCGGGAATTATTTTGCCAGATGAGGATCTGGTAGATATTCTGGGCCTTAAGGATGGAACAATTGAGCCCGAACCGGCGCCTGAAAGCAGAGTACTACAACTGAACATCAAACCGATCAGTGAATAAGGAGTGACCCATACGAAAGAGCTGTTTTATCCCGTAGATGTAGCTGAACGGTTTGGATTTGACAGAATCGACACTCAGACCGAGCGGTGCTGCTTTTGCGGGAAGGAGCTTAATAAACTGACAGCGAATAATGCGATGCCGGTAAAAGACGCTCATTGCTGTATGGCTTGTAATCTTGCAATCGTTGTGCCGGCACGAATACAACGCATGAAGGAGGCGAGAAGATGAGCGCAGTAATTCCAAAAGAGATAGCGCAGAAGATTGAGGACTTGCAGCAGACGCTTTCGGTGACCGAAGCCTCGCTACACCGAATTAAGAGCGAGAACGCCGAACTCAAGCAGACTATTACAGACCTCAATCAAACGATAATAGTGCTCAAAGCAAGGCTTTATGACCTAACCACCGAGCACTGGTATTGATTACATTATATCAAATAAAGGAGTGAGCAGCAATGACTAAGATGGGCGTAAACATCTACAAGGAAGCCCGAAAAAAGGCGGAATTTAAGCGCGAACCTGCCGCCGAAGAACTCGGTATAGCTGTAAGGACGCTCGACAAATACGAGAGCTTTGAATTGCGTGTACCCGATGATATCGTCAGACGCATGTGTTACCTCTATCAAGACCCCTCGCTTGCATGGCGGCACATTAAGCGTTCTGAGCTGTCCGAGTTCTTGCCTGACATAGAGGAGACGGACATTAAGGGCGCAGCGCTCGGCATGGCTGATGATTACCTCAACTTTGATGACCTATATAAAGCGATCGTCAAAATCGTATCTGACGGAAAGGTCTGCGCGGCAGAGTCCGAGGATTGGCAGGAGATACGCACAAAGCTCTTTGAGTTTGCGGGATCTCTTATGACTTTAGCAATGTCCCAGGGTAATAAATCCGCATAGGACAAAATCGCGACTACATAAAAATCTGAGAGAAGGGAGATAGAGCTATGGCGTTGGCAGAAACAATCCGCAAGGGCAACACGGTCATTGAGATATATGATGATTACTGTGCCCACCTTACCCCCGATAGCCCCGAGGTGCGGGCACGGCTCAAGAGATGTGCCGAGATATATATGCAAGCCTTTAACGCCCAGCTCGCTCGAGATGAGAAAAACGCTGATGCTTAGTCTTGCAATCGTCGCGGCGACCGTTGCGGTCGGATATACAAGCTCCGCTCTTGTGTGTTACGACGGCGCACCGTCGGAGAGCATATCCGCAACAGCCCCGACTTCGGCAGCAACGGAGACGGTGCACATCTATTACGATGTGCCACTCAGCAGAGACCTGCAAGATTACATAATCGACCTTTGTAAGGTCAATAACATATCCCCGGAATTGGTACTCGCAATAATCAAGGTCGAGAGTAACTACTGTGCGACTGCTGTTAACGCCTCTGAGAGCTGCTATGGGCTTATGCAGATTAACAGGTGTAATTTTGCGGCGTATCAGCTGGACGAGCCTACAGACGATTTTGAGAACGTAAGAGTGGGAATAACGATACTCGCGGAACTGCTCGATAAGCACGGGAATGTCAATAAAGCCCTCATGGCTTACAACTGCGGACCGACCGGCGCCAAAAGACTTTGGGAGCAAGGGATAACCGAGACAAGCTACTGCCGCAAGGTAGCCGCAGCAAAGCAGGAGATCATCGGAAAGGAGCGTGTCTACGTTGTCAAAGCAGATTAACCATAGCGCTCTTAAAAGAGCAAAAAAAGCCGCCCTCGCCGAAGCAAATCGCCGCAGCAAGGGCAAGCCGGGAAGCTATCGCCACAGGCTCTTTATTGAGCTGTGGGAAGCAAGATTATCACAACTGGTACAGGAGGCGCAAGCATGACCGAGATAATTAGCAAGACCGCAATTGATGCGTTACTGGTCATCATAGCCATTGCAATGATGGTCAAAGAGGATAAGTTCGTCGCGCTCGAGGAGCGCATCGCAGCAAAGGTCAAAGGGTTATTCAAGGCAGATTAACCGTCTGCCTTATAAATAGGGGCGTAGCCAAGCGGCAAGGCACGGGATTTTGACTCCCGCATTCGCTGGTCCGAATCCAGCCGCTCCTGCCAAACCCTTTAGATTTAATCCTCCGTGAGGAGGTCGAGAAATCGACACCGATAGAGAGTATCGTAAAGCGGGTATTCGGGTGGCGGCTCGGAACAGACGAGCATATATGAGGGCGTAGCTCAACGACAGAGCCATTGCTGATGTCGGTTTAACTCCGACCGCCCTTACAACCGAGCGAAAGCTCGGAGGCATATCACTCCTCAATTAGATGAGCCACGCCGAATGTGCTATTGCACTGCTCTCGGAATTCGGGCGGGTGAAAATCCAGCAAAAAAACAGAGAAAGGAGATGAGCAAATTATGGCCTCCCTCGATAATGTCAGCACTAAAGACCTTGTAGAGGAACTTAGACGGCGTGAAGGAGTAGAAGCGACAATAGCAGAACCGTATGAAGATGTCGAAATCAAAGTAAACGGTCCCGCTATCGTGCTTGTGGTTACTGATTAACCGAGTCATTAAGGAAAGGATGATGACAATGAGAAGCTGCGAAACGCTGATCGACAGGGTTGAGCGACAGCTCGGCGGGGTAACGGGGCGTGAGATCGTCACCGCGTTGCCGTTGGCTATGGACAAGCTCGAACGCATAATAGCGAGAGAGGGCGACGATGACGGAGAACGGCTCAAGCCTTACTACATAGCGCAGCTTGTCGCCGAGCAAATACGCTCAGCCAGAGCCGAAGCGTACTTTGCAAGGGTAAATCAAAAGAGCGCCGGCGCAATAGCACCGAACGCTCTCCAATCAACGGTTACTATCTTAGCACAAAACTTTGAGGGTGTCAAGGGGGCGAGCGGTAATGTGTAAATATTGCGGCTTGGATGTCGGCCATTTCGGCGGATGCCCCAATGCAGAGCAGCCTATTGAGACTATCGGGAAGTGCTCGCTGTGCGGTAGTAAGATAACCACTCAGTACAGCGAGGAGTATCTTGAGATTGAGGATATGGACTTGCTCATGTGTGAAAAATGCCTCAGTAAACATGTCCGCAGGACGGATGATTAATAAGGAGATGATTTTAATGGATGAAGCCATGATACCGGCGCTTGACAGTCTGATTATCGTTAAGCAGTTACCTGTTATTGAGGAGCAGCTTAGGACGGTTAAAGAAAGCGTCGATGCCAGGATAAACGATGCCTTGTGCCTTGCTTGCACCGAGGACACGTTAAAGGCAGTCAAAGCGATGAGGGCGCAGCTCAATAAAGAGTTCAAGGAGTTTGAGGAGCGCCGTAAGGCGGTCAAAAACGCCGTGATGAAGCCGCTTGAGGGCTTTGATGCAGCATATAAGGAGTGTGTGTCAATCGCGTATAAAGACGCTGATGCGGAGCTTAAAAGGCGTATAGAGAGTGTGGAGCGAGGTCTTAAGGACGATAAAACCGAAAAGGTCAAAGCGTACTTTGACGAGTACTGCGAAAGCAAGAACATTGACTTTATCGACTTCGGGCACACGGGGATCAACGTGACACTCACGGCAAGCCTTAAAAGCCTTAAAGCTCAGGCAAAGGAGCTTGTTGACAGGATCATTGATGACCTTGCTCTTATCACTACTCAGGAGCACAGCGATGAGATTATGTACCACTACACAAAGGTGGACGGCATGACATACCTCAACGCGAGCAGGGCAATCACGTTGACCGCCGAGAAGTACAGAACGATCGCCGCCGAAAAGGCGAGAGAGGAAGATCGCAGGAAGCGTGAAGAAGCTGCTGCGGCCGCCATAAAAAAAGTGGATGCGGCAGTTGAAGAATTCGCACCGCCCACGGTTGTTGAGCCGGTATATGAGCCGACTGAAACGCCGTCAGAGGTATCTCCCGTCAAAGAGCCGCTTTACTCTGTTAGCTTTAAGGTCACGGCTACCAAAGACATGATAAAAGCTCTCAAACAGTTTTTAACCGAAGGAGGATATGATTTTGAGTAACATAACAACTCAGAGCTCAAAGCCTAAATTTTCGGTGGCAATAACCACCAAAGGCTACCAACAACTCATCAATAACACACTCGGCTCACCGGAGCGGGCAAAAAGGTTTGTCGCATCAATAACTTCTGCGGTCGCCGTCAATCCGGCATTGCAGGAGTGTGAGGCCGGCTCGATACTTGCGGGCGGTCTTGTTGGAGAGAGTCTTAACCTATCTCCATCGCCGCAGCTCGGACAGTTTTATCTTGTCCCCTTTAAGTCAAAAGCCAAATACCGCGAGGGCAGACTTATATCACCCGAAAAGGTCACAGCACAGTTTGTGATAGGCTACAAGGGTTATATACAGCTCGCGATAAGGTCAGGACAATATAAAAGGCTCAATGTGATCGAAATCAAAGACGGCGAGCTTGAATACTTTGACCCGCTCAATGAGACTATTAACTGCGTCATAATTGATGATTATGCGAGACGTGAGGCAGCTCCGACGATTGGCTATTATGCCATGTTTGAGTATACCAACGGATTCCGCAAGGCTATCTATTGGAGCAAGGAAAAGATGCTCTATCATGCTGACAAATACAGCCCCGCTTTCTCGGCGCAGGCGTATAAGGATATCCAGGACGGCAAAGTGGCCGATAAGGACATGTGGAAATACTCGTCCTTTTGGTATAAGAACTTTGACGATATGGCTAAAAAGACACTGTTGCGGCAGCTTATATCACGCTGGGGCGTGATGTCAACCGAGATGATAAGCGCTTTTGAGCATGACAACGGAGTAAGCGATATATCAGCAAACGGCGATATAGTCACCGTTGATGATGATATATCCGAGGTCATTGATCACGGTGAGCATACAGCACCGGCAGGAATAAACAACTCCCCGGATGTGCAGCCCGAAGCAACGGAGGTAATCGAGCAGGCCTCGCTTGATGACTTTTGATACGCTACAACATAATCTCGACGGGATCCAAAGGTAACGCAACGGTCATTGAGGAAAAAATCCTCATTGACTGCGGCGTACCGTTTAAGGCCCTCAAAAGTGTTTGCGATGAGCTTAAACTTGTGTTGCTCACGCATATACACAGCGATCACTTTAACAGGACCACGATTAAGAGACTGGCTCAGGAGCGACCGACACTCAGATTTGCTTGCTGCCGATGGCTTGTGCCGCCGCTTATAAATTGCGGCGTCGAGCGCAGGAACATAGATGTGCTTGATTTTGATGTCATGTACGGCTACGGAATCTGCAACATCATACCTTTTTACTTACCCCATAACGTCCCTAATTGCGGCTATAAGCTGCATTTTGCCGACGTTGGCAAAATGGTATATGCAACTGATTGCAGCAACCTTAACGGCGTTTTTGCTAAAGGCTACGACCTCTATATGATTGAGGCTAACCACATCGAGGCCGAAATTGAGCAAAAGATAAAGCAAAAGAGAGTAGATGGTCTGTACGCTTATGAGGTGCAGGCTCGCAGAAACCATCTATCAAAAGAGCAAGCTGATGATTGGCTCTACAAAAATATGGGACCTAACAGCATCTATATCTACATGCACTGCCACCAAGATTGAGAAAGGAGCAACGGAATGGAGAACATATATACCGCGGAATTGATAAGCTACGACGGTAATGTACTCACCGTTGCTCCTTCTGTGCCTATTGAGCGGTCGCTCTTACAAAAAGAGGTGCACTCGGTGGAGCTTAGACTTGTGGACGGTAGGACGATCTCAGCGGATCAGCGGCGTAAGATATTTGCCATTATCAGAGATATCTCCCTCTGGTCGGGACATGACCCCGAATATCTCCGGCAGCTCCTCACATGGGATTTTAGGAGCATTGATGGGCGCGAGGCGTTTTCGCTCTCCGACACGGATGTGACGACGGCAAAGGAGTTTATCAATTATCTGATAGATTTTTGCTTTAGATTTGATGTGCCCTCAAAAGACACGCTGCTGCACCAAACCGACGATATCGGCAGATATCTTTATATGTGCCTTGAGCATAGGAAATGTGCGATCTGTAACAAGCGGGCGGAGGTACATCATGTTGACCGCATCGGTATCGGCAGAGACCGCGAGTCAATCGTGCATATAGGATTAAAGGCTATTGCCCTGTGCCGAGAACACCACGAGGAAGCCCATCAGCACGAGCATGAGCTGTTTGAAGAGTATCATATCTACGGTATACGCCTTGATAAATATCTCTGTGAGCGGCTCAATCTGAATACTAAGCTGAGGAGGTGATATATTGGCTCGTCCGTTAAAGGACGGGGTTGACTACTTTCCTAAGGATACGGACTTTTACGGAGACGATAAGGTACGACTTTTGAGAGCTGAGTTCCAGTCAAAAGGGATGTACCTACTCGATTATCTTCTGTGTGACTTATATGGCAAAAATGGATACTTCATCAAGTGGGGCAAAGACAAGTGCTACCTTGTGTCTGACGGTGCGGGATGCGGTTGTGCTCCAAACTTTGTGGAGGAGTTCGTAAACAGGTGCGTTGCGTGTTCTTTCTTCGACGAGAGGGTGTACAACGTGTTTGGCGTACTAACGTCCTCGGGTATCCAGCGGCGTTATATCAGGATGTTTAACAGCCGCCCCGACATACCGATGATCAAAGAGTACTGGCTTTTGGATGTCAACGATAAAAAAGACGTCCCCAAGGGTGCTCTTGATAAACTTACCTTTAAGTCAATTAAAAGTACAGATAACCCCGATAAAAGTACAGATAACCCCGATAAAAGTACAGATAACCCACAAAATAAAATAGAAGAAAGTAAAGATATATATATGGACGACGGCACGCTGAGAGAGGTCGCACAATCGTTTGAAATGACGTTTGGAAAAACCATCGGAGGGCTTGACCGCACGATTATCTTGGAGCTTGTGCAAAGATATCCCAAAGAACTGATCATTGAGGCTATCCGCGTTGCAAAAGCAAATAACGCAGCATCAGCTAAGTATATACGGTCAATCCTGCTAAGACTCGAGGAGCAGGGGATAACAACGATGTCTCAGTATATGGCAAGCAAGCAGAGTAAGACAACGCAGCGGCAGCGTCATGCTAAGGGCAGCACGGATTACTCCGATCCATCTATATATCAAGGAGTAAAGGAGAGTGAGGACATTGAGTGATATCAAGACCGTCCCCGAAACATATCCGGTAGGTACTTGTCCGCACTGTGGGCGCCCGCTTCTCGCAGGGAGGATATATGGCGTCGAGATTAACCTGGAATGCGAATGTCAAACGGAAGCGAGAGAACGCGAAGAACAGCGTAGGAATGAGAAGAAGGCTCTCGACCGCATCGCAAAAAACCGTCGGGAAAGCGGATTGCCCAGAGCTTATATCAATATCTCATTTGATGATTTTGAGGAGCGCGAAGGCACGCAAACGGCGCTGAGAAACGCTCGTAAATACGCTGAGAATATTAACGCGATTACCAAAGGATTATTACTCATAGGCAACACCGGCAGTGGTAAAACGCATCTCGCGGCGGCTATTGCAAATACAGTGCTGGATGCAGGATATACCGTTAAATTTGCCAGGGCCGCCGATATACCCTATGAGGTACAAAAAACATATGGCGATCCGACCAAGAGTGAGGATGAGGTTATTGAGCCGCTGCGGAGATGTAAGCTGCTTATCATTGATGACCTCGGAGCGGATAAGCTGACTGACTTTGACCGAGCTGTTATCCACGGCATACTCGATTACAGGATAATCAACTGTAAGCCCACTGTGGTCACTACAAATTTGGCGGAAAATCAGATGATGGCAGTGCTCGATAGCAGGACGGTTGACCGTATCCTCGGTAAAGACTATTACCAATATCGGATTACGGCACAATCATACAGGAGGAACAAAGGTCAATGACATATGATGATTTTCTGAATCACAAGGTATGCACCGCACCGGAAAGCGGGTTTGATGTGGGCGATGATGAGATTAACTCAAAGCTGAAGCCTCACCAAAGAGAAGCCGTTAAATGGGCTTGCAAGGGAGGCAGAAGAGCTTTGTTTGAATCGTTTGGGCTTGGGAAAACCGTGCAGGAGCTCGAATTTTGTCGGCTCGTTATTAAACACGAAGGCGGAATAGCGTTGCTTGTATTGCCCCTCGGAGTGCGGCAGGAATTTACACACGACGCAGTTGAATTGCTTGGAATTGATCCTCCAAGGTATGTCCGAACCATGGAAGAAATCAAAAGCTGTACCGACAGCATTTGCATGACCAATTATGAACGTGTCCGCGACGGAGACATTGAGCCGAGCTATTTCTCTTGCGTTTGTCTCGATGAAGCGTCGGTGCTGCGATCGTTTGGCTCTAAGACATATCAGATTTTTTTGCCTAAATTTGAGGGAATCAAATATAAACTTGTGGCAACGGCAACTCCTGACCCGAACAAATATAAAGAGATAATTCACTATGCAGGATATCTTGAGGTGATGGACACAGGGCAGGCGCTCACAAGGTTCTTCAAGCGAGACAGTACCAAGGCGAATAATCTGACGCTCTATCCGCATAAGGAACAGGAGTTTTGGCTGTGGGTATCTTCGTGGGCATTGTTTTTGAGTTCGCCGGCGGACCTTGGCTTTGATGCAACGGGATATGACTTGCCGAACATGAGCATCAGATATCACAAGCTCAAATCGGATGTCAGATATCAGACCGACAGAAGAAACGGACAAGTCGAATTCGAAGTCAGCGCAGCTCAAGGCCTTATGCAGGCGGCTCGTGAGAAGCGGAGCAGCTTGGAGGCTCGTGTAGCTTGCATGAAAGAAATAGTGGAAAGTTCCCCGGAAGAACACTTTATTTTGTGGCACGACCTCGAGGATGAGCGCCGTGCTATAAAGCGAGCGTTGCCGGAAGCCGTCGAAGTATACGGTTCACAGGATCTCGATATTAGAGAAAAAAACACTATCGACTTTTCGGAAGGCAGAATCAGAATTCTTGCCACCAAGAAAGAGATTAGCGGCTCCGGATGCAACTTTCAGAGGCACTGCCACAGAGCTATCTTCGTGGGTATCGACTACAAATTTAACGATTTTATTCAGGCGATACACAGGATATATCGTTTTTTGCAGACGGAAGAGGTCATTATTGATATCATCTACACGGCAAACGAGCAGAGTATACTCGATGACCTGCTTGCAAAGTGGGACAGATTTAACTATCAATCCCAGCAAATGTCCGAGCTTGTACGTAAAAACGGGATAAGCCGAAAAGTTATCACGGAAAAAATGAGAAGATCTAAAGGAGTGAAAAGAGTGGAAGTCAAGGGTGAAAGATTTACGGCAGTCAATAATGACTGCGTTGAAGAAACAGAGTCGATGCCGGACAGCTCGGTTGATTTGATTCTCAGTTCAATCCCTTTCTCAAATCACTACGAATACACACCGAGCTATAACGATTTCGGGCACAATTCCGACAATGATAAATTCTTCGAGCAGATGGACTTCCTTACGCCGCAACTCCTTCGGATACTGAAACCCGGTCGTGTTGCTGCGATCCACGTTAAAGACAGGATTCTTTTCGGAAATGCGACGGGAGACGGTATGCCTACGGTTGACCCGTTTAGCGATTTGACGGTCATGCACTTTATCAAGCATGGGTTTCGATACATGGGGCGGATAATTGTACTGACCGATGTTGTGAGGGAGAATAATCAAACTTATCGGCTCGGGTGGACTGAGCAGTGCAAAGACGGCACGAAGATGGGCGTGGGATGCCCGGAATATATCTTACTGTTCCGCAAGCTCCCAACAGACACGACAAAGGCGTATGCGGATACGCCGGTGGAAAAGAGCAAGATGGATTACACAAGGGCACAATGGCAGCTTGATGCACATGCGTTCTATCGCTCCAACGGCGATCGCTTGATGTCAAAAGCGGAAATCGGGAAAATGTCGGTTTCCGAATTACAGCGAGCTTACAAGAAATATTCGGTATCAAATGTATATGATTTTGAAAACCATGTTGATTTGACCGAATCACTCGATAAGGACGGTAAGCTCCCTGCGACATTTATGATGATGCCGCCCGCTTCGTGGTCAGATCGAATTTGGGATGACATTAACAGGATGCGAACGCTCAATACAACCCAGAGTCAGAGACGCAAGAACCTGCATGTCTGTCCGCTGCAACTTGATATTGTGGAGCGGATAATCAACAGATATTCGAATAAAGGAGATCTTGTTCTCGATCCGTTCGGCGGACTTATGACAGTACCGTACACGGCCATCAAAATGAATCGTAGGGGCTACGGAATAGAACTTAACGCTGATTACTTCAGAGATGGTGTCGGTTACCTTAAGAGTGCCGAAATGCAATACGATACTCCAACGCTGTTTGACTACATAGAAGAAAGTGAGGAGCAATCTTGATGATAGACTTATTTGATTCGGGCAAGGATTTCAAGACCCTTGCCATTGAGAAAATCAACAAGGAGCTCAACGAGTTCCACGGCGATTCTTACGGCAGTGCCGTCAGTACATATGTCGCGAATGTGCTTAGAGATTTCTGCGAGCAGGATGAGCGCTTTGCAGAGGTGGTTTATAAAACCAAGCGTTCGCTCTCTGATTGTTGTGCAGAGATTATGCGAGGGTGCGGCAAGCACATCTCGGATATCGAGGTTTATCGCAGGGCAACAAAGATGTATTTCCCCGACTCGGAGGTTAACTGCGTTATAACGATTATCACGGGTGAGCTGCCCGAGGATAAATATATCAGCAAAGAGCCGCCGAAGAAAAAGGCAAGCAAAAAAGATTCTGCGGCCAAAGTAAAACAGGATAAGCCCGCGAAGGAAAGCCCCAAAAAGGCCGAAGAAGCCGAAGTTATCCAATTAACGCTGTTTTAGGAGGTGCACTATGCTGGTTAAAAAGGCATTAAAAAATATTCCACCGTGCGAACGCCCAAAGGCGCCGCGCGGCGGAATAAAAGAAAAGTACCTCGCCGGAGCACAGATTCGCGAGATCCAAGGCTGCGGTAAGATACTAACCGTTGACTATTATAGCAGTAATGACGGGACATTGCAAGTACGTTTTTTTAGCGATAAGAAAAACTTCATCACGTATCAGCCGAGCGAAGATAAATGGGCCGCAAAGTACATGATTCCAACTGCTGAGATTGCGGAATGTGGGCGTTTGCCGGTATATGCAGCCTCATCGACAATAAAGCTTGTCAACGATTTTTTAAACGGCCGTGAAATTAAAAGTTTCTTCTCGTATGGAACGAACTACAATACATGGAGGCACACCGAGGGCATAGCAGCGGCCATAGATAGGTATATCCACGATTACCAAGAAGAACGGCGGAGAAGTGCGGCGCAAAGAAGAGAAGAATTGTTTGACAATAGGCGCAGGTGGTTCCCCGGTTACGATGCCGATATTGACCGTTTCTGCGATGAATGCGCTTTTGACCACACATACATATTCTTTTCAAAACTCGACAAGCGACATAAAAGGGGGTGTGTTTGTGGGCATTGCGGTGAGCGCTGGGAGACGCAAGAGAACATCAAGCATCGCAGCGGTACATCATGCCCATATTGCGGCCATAAGGCGGTTTATATAGCCGAGAGGTATCGATATACGGCGACCGACCAAACAACGTTATGCACCGCATATAGGCATGATGGGCAGTTGATAATGCGGTGGGCGGAAGTGCAACGCTGGTTTGTCGGACACAAGCCGCAACTGCGATATTTTGATAACGCCTACACTTACTACCTTGTTAATGGCAACAAGTCTCAAATCGTATCATACTTTCTTTCGCAAGCTCCGTACAGCTACGGTTATACGTGGGCTCGGAAAAATGGAGAGACTTGCAGTCATTATGCGTGGGTCTATGACGGAAATCTCACCGAAGTGTTTGGCAAAACATATTACAATGTCGATTTGACAAAGGCACTCGCTTGCTGCAAGTGCCCGATTAATTTTATCGGACTGCTCGATAGACTAAAATCTCAGCCGCAAACTGAGTATCTATGCAAGATGGGATTAACGGCACTTGCAAGCGTGATGACCTCGGTGGACTATGAGGACGGCAAGGGCTTTGAGGGGATAATGGGAGTATCAAAACAATATCTCGCCATGTACCGAGAGGAGAATGTGTTACTCACTGAGCACCGGATAATAAAGGCTGCGAGTGAGCGTATTACCCCCGACACACTTGAGAGATACCGTAACCTCAAGATTGAGTCGTTTGCTCGGACTGCGAGGATCCTTGAGTACATGACGCTCGATACCTTATGCGCCTATGTCGAGCGGCAGCTGATGCTTGATCAATATAGCGCATCCGGCATCATAGAGCATCTAGCGGATTATTACGACATGCTTTATACGCTTAAAATCCCTATAGATAAGCACACCGCCAGGCCGAGAGACCTCAAGCAAGCACATGATATACTCGTGCAGCGTTACAACATCGTTATGGCCGACATCAGGGATAATGCGAGTCAAAAAGCCCTCGAGTATGTTAACAGGTGGTTTACCGGCTACGAAAAAGATGGGCTTTGCATAGCAGTACCTCACGAGAGGGCGGACTTCCTGCGGGAGGGTCAATCGCTCAGTCATTGTGTGGGCGGCGATAGCTATTATCAAAATCACATAAAAGGGAGCAGGATGATATTTTTCATCCGGCACGTCACTGAGCCGGATACGCCGTATTACACCGCTGAGATCGACATGGTTACATTTAACGTCCTGCAATGCTACGGCTTTGGCGACAAGGCTGCGCCGAAGGAGATTAATAAATTTATCAAGGATTTTGCAAGGAGCATTGAGCAAGGCATTAATAACAGAGTAAGAAAGGCGGGATAACATGGACAAGCAGCGGATATATGCTCAAAAGTCGAGTACCCTCAACGAAACTGATCGCTTAGATTTGGCAAGACTGTTGATAAAAGCGGGCTATGCCGTGAGGATTAAAAAAGAAAAGGCGGAGGGGCGGACGGTGGTAAATTACATCGTCGAGTATTGGACGGATGATGTAACATGAGGCTCAAGGAGGCAATGATTAAGTGTTTAGGATAACCGAGGACGAATACAGGCAATTGACCGGCAAGAAAACTGTTAAGCGCCAAAGTAAATATAACGCTCGAAGGGTGAGCGTTGATGGGATATCCTTTGACAGCAAGGCAGAGGCAGATTATTATTGCCGGCTCAAGCTGCTCCTCAGGGCAAAGGAAATAGACGGCTTTTGCAGACAGCCACGCTTTGTCATTACCGAGGGCAGCGACGGCGGTAAGGGAACGGAATATGTTGCCGATTTTATCATCTTTTACCCCAACGGGACATACCGCATAATCGACGTCAAAGGGGTCAAGACAGATACGTTTAAGCTCAAGCAAAAAAGTCTCGCAGAAAAATACCCCAAAATAAAGATAGAATTGGAGAAGTGAATAATTATGTTAGTCGAAAAATCAATTATATCCGAAAAGCTCAAAAAAGTTAAAGGCCTCGCATCTGCCAAAATCGGCGATGCACAGGGCGTGCTTATTGCCAACGGCGCAATCAGAGCCCGCGATAAAGTGATGAGCGTAGAGCTTAAAATGCCTGAAGCCGAGGGCACGTCCTTTGTCTTGCCGGTTAAGGCGATTGATTACATTAACTCGCTGCCCGAAGGCGCGGTTGAAATCACCGAAGAGGCGGAAAGAGTAAGAATTAAGTCTCGAGTAGGCAGCGCCGCCTTTTCCACGGCGCCCGTTGATGAATTTGTAGCCGGCGTTACCTATGGCGTGCCGGATGAGGTGGCTACAATCTCGTGCGATAGCGAGCTGCTTTTTGACGCGGTAAACAAAGTAACCTATGTTTGCAGCGAGAAATCAAACAAACCTGTATCGGCTGGTGTGCTTTTCGAAAACGATGGTAAAAAGCTCGATATCGTGACCTGCGACGGAGTTCGCGCGGCGCATACGGTGCTCCCGCTGCCGGGAGAAAAGTACCGCATGATAGTGCCTGCGGCAACGCTTAAGTTTGCAAGGACACTCGGGCAAGCTGGACAGGTGGCGATTTATCAAGACGGCAAATATGCGGTGATACAGAGCGACGAGTACATAATTAGAGCCAATCTTATAAGCGGCGAATTTATTGATTTCAAAAAAATATTTAAGGAGATAGGCAGGACCCCGACCGTTGAAGCGGATTATATCCTCAGTACCATGCAGCGGTGTTTGATTGTAGCGGATTCAGACGCAACGATATCTCCCACGGTACTCAATTTTGAGCGCGACAAAATAGATATTGCGGTCAAGACATCATCTGCCGAATTTAACGAGTCGGTCAGATGCGAGGGCAGTGTGGAGCCTTTGATGATTGGGTGTAACGCTCGTTACATATGTGATGCGCTTAAGTATTGTGGTGATAAAAGGGTCACCATCAGCGCGGCATCATCAAAGCACCCGATATTTGTCTGCGATAGCAGCGCAGAGATGCTTATCCTGCCCGTGATGCTTAAAAACAAGACTGACTGATGCAGATCGAGGAGCGCAAGAAATACCAAGCCTATGCCACGGCTTGCATGAAAAATAAAACAAAGGTCAGATACGGCAGTGGGCTTTACCTTGTCGGAGCAATAATCTACACGCTCCGAGACAGAACGGACGAGGAGCTGTTCTCGGTGCTTTTGCACGATGCTAAAAGGCTCGACAGCTCAATAACGGTCGGTCTGGCAGAACTTTATAAGGCAAATCAAGATTAAAATCACCGCCGCCCCGAAAGGAGCCTCGTGGTTACTTTGCAACACGGGGCGGCAGAAGGAGGATACAGCATGAATTTAGACCGGACATTTGCAAGGGACATCAAAAAGCAAGCGAACGGTGACGGGAGCCTTGAAGCAAAGGTCACCTTTAAAAAACAGGTTGAAAAAACCGCAAGGGCACTCTCAACCACGAAGGCGGCAGAGGTTTTCAACGACTGCTTGAAAAATTACGGGCGTGTCCCGGTTGCAATATGCGTAGCAGAAACAATTATTGAAAGGCGTGAACGGCTGGAACGACGATCATACATGTGGGCGCTTGAAGTTATGAAATTATATACGAATGCCCCCAAAGACAAAACATTTGCTTATATTAACGACGGATTACACCCAACAAGAATTGAGGACTACGCAAAATCACTTTTACGCGTAACGGCAGAGGAATGGTGATGAACGAACCGCCCGTTATTTCAATTCACGCACCTCTGATAGGGTGCAACCAAGATGCGAAAGGAGCGAGAGTAAACGTGAAAGAAGTTGTATTTTGCGAAAGTTGCAAAAACTTTACACCCACAAACGGCGCTCAGTATTTTTGTGACGAGTTCGGCGGTTATGTGGATGAGGATGATTTTTGCTCTCGTGGCGAAAAGTGCGAGGGCGAAGGAGAAGAAGCAAAAAATGAGTAACAAAATTGCATTACGCCCGTCCTATTGGGCGAGTGTGAGCGGCGGCAAAGACAGCCTGTATATGCTCAATTTGATACTGCATAACCTTGACCATTATCCGCTTGACGGTGTGGTACATTTTGAATTGGAAATCGACTATCCGTTCATCCACGATGTAATTGATTATATGGAGTCCGAGTGCAAGCGGTTTGGTATTCGGTTTGTGCGAATTAAGCCCCGAAAGACTTGGGAGGAACTATATTATCGCGTCAAGCCCAAACAGGGTCATATTTACGGATTTCCGACCAGAATCGTTCGATGGTGTAATAGTGACTACAAATTGGACGCTAAGCGACAACTGTCCGAATGGCTTAACTCTCTCGGTTATTATGTCGTACATTACATAGGTTATTGCGCTGATGAAGAACGCCGTTTTAACAAACGCCTTACTGCTAATAAGGCGGAAAGATACCCTCTTGTAGAAAACGAAATTAACGAAGATGTGATTTGGGAGTGGGCGAAGACACAGCCGATTTTCAACCACTTCTACGAGTTCAACAAGCGTTGTGGTTGTATGTTTTGCCCGATGGCTTCAAAAATACAAATGGCGTACTTACTCAAATACTATCCCGAGCATTTTCAATACATGATTGAGAAAATGCGGGAAACCGAAAAAATAATAGAGGGTAAAACAGGTAGACCGTTTTCGGTTATATCGTCCAACCCGAAATACAATGCCGATTACCTCGACCATATCATAAGGACAAAGTGGCTAAAAATCTTAAACGAAAAAGAAAACGAAGCAGAACAATTACGATTTTTTTAGGAGGAAAACAACAATGCGTGAGATACTTTTTAAGGGCAAACGAACAGATAACAGCGAGTGTGTGCATGGAAACCTTGTGAGAGGTTGCGACGGAAAATATGCATACATAGTTGAAAGGGGTGAGACGGAATGAATTGTCGAGATTGTCTGCATTTTAAGGCGTGCTACGAAATGGCAGCCGCAAACGGAGCAGAAGAATTTAATACATTGTTTGCAAATCGATGTGAAGATTTCACCGACCGTTCAGAATGGGTACATTTGCCAAGTGACGAATATACCTTCACTGTTCGCGGTGATATTGCAAAGGGACTTATTATTGCAAATTGTCGAGCAGCAGAAAAAGGAGTGGAAAAATGAAAGTCTATGAATTAATGAGCCTATTGTCAAAAGCAGAAGCAGGCAAGGAAGTCACGGCCGTCATGTGCCTAAGCCCAACAGAGCTAATACAGCATGGCTGCCGAATAGGTGACGACGATTGCTTTTGCTTGACATTGGTGGTCGAGGACGTCGACCCAGATGAGGGCAATATCACCTTGAAGTTTTAAGGAGGACACCCAAAAGTGAAATGCCGAATAATAAATCCAAAGAGTAATCAGCAGGAGCTTGACAGGGCTATACATATCTCGGTCGCTTGCATGATGGCGGCAATAGCCGACATGGGCTACTGCGAGGCGAGTTGCCGCAAGATTTGGGACAAGGCCATGCTCTATATCAATCAGGTCAAGGATGGGGCACTTAGCATCGGCGAGATCCTCGAGATGCTCGAGGAGGATTATAATATTAAATTTGACTCTTGACGCAAAAAAAGAAAAGAGGAAGCTTGCGCTCCCCCTAATCCATAACCAATATAATCTTACCGTAAATTAATCAAAAAGTCAATAGGAGGAACGCAAGCATGTCAAAACAACTATCTCCGGAACAGGTCATTAGGATTGCCGTGCGAGAGGGTATAAAGGCGGCGCAGCAGCAACTCGAGTTCGAGCGCAACAAGCAACGCAAGCTGAATAAGGATAATCGCCTGCACAACACCAAACTACTTATCCAGGATTATAGGCTATTTAAGTCACACGCCGAAAAGGCACTCTACACAGCTCAGGATATTGACGATGATGAGAGCGTGTTTGATATCCTTTCTCTTATGTCGGATAAGGCTTTTACCGCCGCAGAAAACACAGCGGAGGCTATAAAACAATCCGCTGTAAAAACACAGATTATGGTCAAACATGTATCTGCGATGATTGAGATCTACCGCGTATGGTGTGAGCGGACGGGCAAGCCCGAAAACATGCGTCAATACAGAGTCCTTTGCGCCCTATATATCGACGACACGCCGAAGACTGTGGATGAGATCGCTGCCGCAGAAAACATTGACCGCAGGACAGTATACCGAGACATAAACGCCGCTTTAGATATCCTGTCGGCGCTCATATTCGGCATTGACAGCCTTCATGAGCAATGATGTCACAATCGTGTCATTGACCCTACAAAACAGCTGTGCTAAAATGTCATTGTAAAATTCTATAAGTTATTACCTGCCGGTACTCTCGCCCGAGTACCGGTATTCTTTTTGCAAGGAGGATAGGCAATTTATTAAAGCAATATGGTAACTCCTTCCCGTAGTGCGACCATCTATTACAGGAGGAAACAATATTGCAAATCAAGGAGATAGCGGTAGGCGATATAATCACCTACGAAAACAACCCGCGCAAAAACGATAAGGCTGTTCCGCCCGTTATGGAGAGTATACGGCAGTTTGGATTTAAGGTGCCTATAATCCTTGATAAGGACGGAGTGATAGTAGCAGGTCACACACGCTACAAGGCCGCTTTACAGCTCGGCATGGATAAAGTACCGTGCATCATAGCGGATGACTTGACAGATGAGCAGATCAGAGCTTTTAGACTTGCGGATAACAAATGCGGTGAGTTCGCCGCATGGGATGTTGACAAGCTGCGTGATGAGCTGCAAGCACTCGCCGATGAGCTTGACATGACCGACTTCGGTTTCGACCTTACGGAGGAGATACTTGACATCAACGAGTTTTTCTCTCCGGTCGACAAGCCCAAGGATGAGGAGAGTCCGCATACGGTCACCTGTCCGTTCTGCGGCGCGGAATTCACACCATGAACATCTACATTGCAGGCGGAGAAAAGCGCATAGAGATGTTTGAGGCAGTAAGACCACCAAGGATACTCCTATCGTACTACTACGTCTCAGATGAGATTATGGCGTATGCTAAGACGGCAAAAGAGTACCTGCTTGACAGCGGAGCTTTTACCTACCTTAACACGGGCAAGAGCGTTGATTTTGACTCATATACGGATGGTTATATAGAGTTTATAAACGCCAACAAGGTCAAGCAGTTTATTGAGCTGGATATAGACGCTATAGTAGGACTTGACAAGGTTGAGTCACTCCGCAGACGGATTGAGCGCAGGACAGGACGGCAATGTATCCCTGTGTTCCACCGCAGCAGAGGCAAAGATTATTTCGTCGACATGTGCAAGGAGTATGAGTACATAGCACTCGGCGGGATAGCTATCAAAGATATCAAAAGAGTAGAGTATAAATACTTCCGCTGGTTCATCGACACGGCGCACAGCTATGGTACACGCATCCACGGGCTAGGCTTGACCGATTTCAAGGCGCTCAAACAGTTTGATTTTGACAGCGTAGACAGTACGAGCTGGATAGGTAGTCGGTATGGCAATTTATATCGCTACGATAACGGCAACCTCAGGATACTGCGCTCTCCCAAAAACAGCAGGATGACCCTGCACTGGAAGACCTGCGACGAAATGAATCTCAGAGAGTGGGTCAAATATGTCAAATATGCAGAAAGATTTATGTGAGGTAATAACAATATGAAGAAAACACAAGGAAATTTAACGCTTTTATCAATGCTGTTTGCGGTCAGCTTAATCATCGCAAATGTCGTAACAGGTAAACTATTCGCAACGGGGCTGACTATATTCGGCACAGAAATAACCTTGCCGGGAGCAGTCCTCTGCTACGCTATAACATTCCTCATCACCGATATAGTCGGCGAGATATGGGGCAGACGAGAGGCAAATCAGATCGTCATATACGGTATGATTGGTCAGATACTCGCAACGGTGCTTATAGTCGGCACTCAGTATATCCCCGCACACGACCCCGCAGCACAGGCGGCATATGAGTTACTGCTCGGTCAAAACTGGGTATTTGTGGTCGGCAGCCTTGCGGCGTACCTTTGCTCACAGGCATGGGATGTATGGGTGTTCCACAAGATAAGAGACGCATACATAAAAAGGCGCGGCTCAACCAAGGGTGGGCGCTGGATATGGAACAACGCCTCCACCGGTACAAGCCAAATAATTGATACGGTGATATTTACGCTCATATCCTTCGGGTTGGGGATGGGATGGCTATTCTCGGCACAGGGGCGCAAAACACTTATAGCCATGATGATAGGTCAATATCTGTATAAGCTGCTTCTTGCGCTTATGGATACGCCTATTTTTTATTTTTTCACACGCAAAGCAAAAGGATAATAACGATTAATCGGGAGGTGAGGCTCGTGGGAGCACCGCTCAAACTCTGTAAGGCATGTCTGTGGCTTAACAATCCTGCACCGGCAACTTATGTCTGCCCGTTTGCAAAATGCACCTGGGCACTCACCTCTACCACAGTTATAGACGGTCAAATTGTTGAGAGATATATCGACCGTTTAACCGGCAAGAGGGTCATTGTTGTGACCCGAAAGATGGTGACATAACTATGGCCGTAGGTAAGTATAAAAAATGGCAAGAGCCCGAAATGCTCGTCTTGCTTGAGGGGTGGGCGAGAGACGGCCTTACCGATGAGCAGATCGCCAAAAACATGGGCATTTGCCGAGATACGCTATATACATGGAAAAAGGCTTACGCCGACATCTCCGACGCCTTAAAAAAAGGCAAAGAAGTCGCAGACTATATTGTTGAGAATGAGTTGTTCAAGGCAGCACAGCAGCAGATAGTCACCATAAAAGAGCCTATCAAGGTGCGCACCGAAAAGCAAAAGGTCGGTAGCGGCAAGGTTGTCGAGGAGCACATCGAATATGTGGAAAAGCAGATAATTGTTCCCGGCAACGTCACGGCGCAGATCTATTGGCTTAATAACCGCCGTCCTGACAAGTGGCGTAATTCCCGTGATAGCGACAAGGGAGCAAATGACAGCGATGTGATTGATTCCTTCCTCGAGGTGATGGAGAGTGAGCAACAATGAGCGCAAGGCAAGGATACAGAGAGCCTTTACAACGCGGCTGCCCGTTTGGCGTAACAGCATAGCCGATTTCGCGGCGGACAATTTTTCATTCGTTCCGGATGAGTGGCAAGCGGAGCTCTTTCGCAATGTCGAGAGCTTTCCTCGAGTGGCGGTCAAGTCGGGACAGGGTGTCGGCAAGACCGGCGCTGAGGCGGTTATAGCTCTTTGGTTTTTGACCTGTCACCCCAACGCCAAGGTGGTATGCACGGCACCGACAAAGCATCAGCTTAATGATGTGCTATGGGCGGAGATGTCAAAGTGGCAGAAGAGATCGCCGATACTATCAATAATTCTCAAATGGACAAAGACCTACATATACGTCAAAAATCGCGAGGAGCGCTGGTTTGCAGTCGCTCGGACGGCGACCAAGCCCGAAAATATGCAAGGTTTCCATGAGGACAATATGCTGTTTATCGTTGACGAGGCTTCGGGCGTCGCTGATGATATCATGGAGGCAATACAGGGCACGCTATCGGGCGTTAACAATAAGCTCGTAGCCTGCGGCAACCCGACAAGAGCGTCGGGCTTTTTTTATGACTGCTTTACATCGGCCGCGGCGTTATGGACCCGTCAAACGGTCAATTCGGAGGATAGCCCGAGGACAAATCGCGACAACATACAGGCTCTCAAGGATAAGTACGGAGCTGAGAGTAACGTAGTGCGAGTGCGTGTCTATGGTGAGTTCCCGACCGCCGAGGATGACGTATTTATCCCGATATCTCTTGTAGAGGCGGCCATAGCTCACGACTTACAACCGCACGGACATAAGATCGAGCGCATAACTCTCGGTGTCGACGTGGCACGCTTCGGCGATGATGAGACGGTCATTGCCAGCAATGTGGACGGTGATATCAAAATCTCTGACAGGCGGCACGGGCAGGACACTATGAGGACGGTAGGCGATATTGTACGCCGCTGCACGGCGTTGCTGGCTGAGCACCCGAAATACAGAGATCAGATATATGTCATCGTTGATGATACGGGCGTAGGCGGCGGAGTGACCGACAGGCTCAACGAGCTAAAACGCGAGGGAACAATACCGAGAGTGACGGTTATCCCGATAAATTTCGGCGAAAAAATCCCCGATGAGGACGCGGCGGTATACTATGACGACCTGCCGACTTATATGTGGTCTATCGTCCGTGATTTAATGCGGGACAAGCTGATAAAGCTGCCGGATAACAGTGACATGGTGGCGCAGTTTTCCACCCGCAAATATACGATAAGCTCTGCCGGCAAGGTCAAGATCGAGAGCAAAAAGGACATGAAAAAACGACAAATCAAATCGCCCGATATAGCGGATGCGGTAGTGCTCAGCTGCTATAAGCGGCGAGTGTTTGATATTAAAAATCTCATTTAACGGTAAGGTGATGATGATATGGGAAAGGCTAACATCAACGGTCAGGAGGTCGAGATGGCTCGCACCGTCTCGGAAGTGTGCGAGGGCTATAGGACTGACGGCTATCAGAATATGCTGACAAAATACGGCACGAAGCAGGACAGCTCGACAGCGTTCCAGTTTGTGCCCGAAACACAATCTGATGATTATATACTCAGCGTGCATTATCAGTTTAATGGCCTCTTCGCAAAGATAATCGACCTCCCGGCAGGCGAGGCGCTGAGTAAGGGATTTAGCCTCAACATAAACAACGCCGACGTCGAGCAGGAAATCATGAAAAAATGGACGAAGCTCGGCGGCGAGGAAGCATTTGAAACAGCCGTTAAATGGTCAAGATTATACGGCGGCGCCGTTGCCGTTATGCTCATCTACGACGGTAGAGGTCTTGATGAGCCGCTTAACTTCAAGGCGATAAGGGGCATAGACGAAATACGGGTGTTTGAGGCTGCGGCAGTTAATCCTATCTTTACCGCCGGCTATTACTCGGGTGAGCCTGAGTACTATCAAATCAATTCCCTTGACGGCTCATTTACCGTCCATGCTTCAAGGTGCCTTCTGTTCCGCAACGGACGTTTGCCGCAGCAGGTGGTCGACTCCAAACAGAGAGTATTCGGATTCGCCGAGTATGACCGCATCAAGACGGCATTGCAGGAGACGATAACCTCTCACGGCTATGCTCCGAGAATGTTACAACGTGCGATACAGTCTATCATCAAAATAAAAGACCTTGCGAGCCTGCTTGCCACCGAAAGCGGCGAGGATGCCGTTGTCAAGCGCTTGCAGCTCATTGACATGGCAAGGTCGATGTTTAACTCGATAGCTGTTGATGCAGATGGTGAGGATTTTGACTTTAAGTCCACACCGTATACGGGCGTCAAAGAAATTCTCGACAGCTCGTGCAATATGCTCTCAGCTGTTACCAACATACCGCAGGCGTTACTCTTCGGCAGCTCGCCGCAGGGCATGGACGCGACAGGACGCTCTGATCTTGAAAACTACTACAATTACGTGCAGCAATTACAAAAGCGTATGCTCAGAGGTCCGCTCGAAAAGCTGTTTGGCATTATCATTAAGTCGCTTGCCGCCACCGGCAGGATAGATGACAACTATGATTTTGAGCTTGAGTTTAACCCCCTTTGGTCTCTGAGCGATAACGAGCAGGCTGCGGTAGATCAAGCCAACGCTCAAGCAAAGCTCATTAAAGCTCAAACTGCTCAAGTGTATGTAGATATGCAGGCTCTCGACCCGCAGGAAGTAAGGGCAGCTCTTGCCAAGGCTGACGAGTATGATGTTGAGACCATCCTTGACGACGTGCCCGACGATGAGCTCTTTGCCTCGGTGATAGAGGGCGCAAATGATGAGCCGCCCGCCGCACCGCCTCCAGTTTCCGAAGAGCAGCAGATTGACGAGTCAGATGATACACCGACAGCGGCAGCTGTTATCGTTATAAATGACGGTAAAATCCTCTGTGGAGTGCGTAAGGATAACGGCTTGATTTGCGGTCCTGGGGGACATATCGAAGCGGGAGAAGCGCCGATACAGGCGGCTATTCGCGAAACACAGGAGGAATTCGGCATAACGCCTTTGTCTTTATCAAGGCTCGGCACGATCGGTATTAACGTCAAGAGCGCCGATGCACACTGCACTGAGGTTTTTGTTTGCACCGAATTCTCCGGTAGGCCTAAAGCGGATAACGAGGAGATGTGCGGTGCCTTATTCGTTCCCCATGAAACACTCTGCGAGGAATTTGCGGACAGCTTATTCCCGCCTTTTAAGGATTCTCTGCTTGAATTTCAAAAAGCTGAATTATTTGTGCAGCTTTTTGATGTTGAAAAATCCAAGAATGATGATATAATTAAATTATCGGAGGCTCAAGAGGACGGCGGCCCCGGCTCAGGTAATTTCGGTCATGGCGGACGTCCCGGCAAGCTCGGCGGTTCTGCGCCGGTCAGCGGTTCGGTCGGCAGGATGGCGCAGAATAAAACATGGCAAAAAGCTAAAAGCGCGGCCGAAGAAAAATGTAAGTCAGTTTTTCCGAAAAACTCCGAGTGCAGTGAGGGAACGAACTACAAAGGAGAAAAGGTCGGGCTTACAGTTCAGACTAAGGAAGCACAGCAGTTTTATAACGATGTTTCAAGCGGCAAACTCAAAAGCATTGAGGAGCTGAAGAATGACCCTGTTGTGCAACAGCTTGACTCTATTTCTCAAGAATGTACCGAAGCTCTCGGAGGCGAAACTATATTAGATGAATCCCTCGAAAGGCAACAGCTTCGGGAGGAAATAAAAACAGAGTTTTTGAATAACGGCTCTGCAAGGCTTGACGATGACGGCAATTATGTCTATGACGGTGAAATCAAGAAAGAGCATAAGGCTTGTGTCGTTATCGGACTTCCTGCTGTTGGGAAAAGCACTCTCGTTGACCCCTTGAGCCAGGAACAGGGAATGTTCATTCTTGATAACGATATGGTCAAGGAAATGATTCCCGAGTTTGCTGCAACAGGAGGAGCCGCGGCAGGTGCAGTGCATGAAGAAAGCGGCAGAATACAGAAGAATGTACTTAACGAATTCTTAACCGGCGACAGAAATGGCGACAATCTTGCAATACCAATCATAGGTGATGACCCCCAAAAAGTGATGGACAAATATATCACTGCTCTCGAAAATACTGGTTATGACGTCGAGGTTAAATATGTCGGCGGTGATCCGCAGGTGAGTTGTAACCGTGTTGTAAGCAGAGCGGTAGAAACCGGCAGAATAATCGATAGTAGGGTGGTGCTTGGCTATAAAGCAAAACCTGCCGAGTCATATGAGTGGTTTAAAAACCAAAAAGGCAAGAACGGAAAACCGTATGTAAGAGAGGAGAATAAATAATGCAGGATTTTGATAAGACCTGGTTTCGTTCCCTTGAAGAGAAGCAACAAGCCGCAGAGAAGGCAAGGGCTATTCTTGAGCGGGCGGGTATGCTGGAGAGCGGGATTGAACGTTTTCTGAAAAGTGATGAGCTGATATGGACTGTGTGCAGAGACCCTGATAGGGTTCTTGCATGGAACGACGAGTTCCCGGATGCTCCGCTCAGCACATCAATAGGCGTAAGAATTCTCGCACAAATATTTATAGACTAAAGAGCGAGGTGACACTATGGATAATTTCTCAGTCATCTATAAGATTCTCAAAAAGCTCGAGAAAGCCATGGACCTTGATGAGTTTTCGATTGATGATGTTTCCGCCGAGGTCCTTAAAATCAGCGAGAGCCGGTGGGCGGCAATCATCGAAATGCTCTGCGAAAATGGGTATATTGCCGGGGTTACGGTTCAAAGGTCAGTGGACGGAGAAATTCAGATAAGCGAGAGCAGCCTGAGAATAACGCTTAAAGGCCTTGAATATCTCAGCGATAACTCATTTATGAAAAAGGCGGCTAATGTCGCCAAAGGCATTGTCGAGACAGTTAAATAACAGCGAAACAGCCGAACTCGAGAATATCGGGCTCGGCTGTTTTTATGCCCACCTCGGAGGTGATATCATGGATCCGTTGTACCGTGCCGCAGTCAAAGGCAGGGTCGAGCGTAAGTTTGCCGGGAAACAAGACTTGCAATCAAAAGCTCGTCCGAAGCAGTCAACGAGCGCAGAGAGGGAATATAAGCGCCTTGCCCGAGAGGTCGATATGGCAGTCATTGAGGCGGTCAAAGAGGCTCTGCCAAAGCTCAAAAAAATATGCGACAGAAGATACGAGGACACTCACCGTTATGACGCGCAGAGTGATGATGTAGCGGATATCCAAAGGGTTTTTGCAAAAGCTCTCGCAAAGATCTCCTCGGGTAGGTTTGACGATACGCTCCGCAGGCGGCTCACTCAGCTTGCTAACCTCAACCGCAAGCTCACGGTCAGCGAATGGAAGAGAGTTGTTAAAAAGACCCTCGGCATTGATATCTTTACCGACTATTACAACGGCGGCAATTATCAAAAGCTTGTCGATGATTGGATACGCGACAATGTTGCACTTGTTAAATCCGTACCGTCAGCGGCTCTTGATGAGATGCAGCAGATCGTTATGGATGGGTGGTATAACTCACGGAGCACCAAGTCAATTATGCAGGACCTGCAAAGGCAGTTTGGCGTGTCAAAAAACAAGGCAAAGTTTCTCGCCGTAGACCAAACGGCAAAGTTAAACGCCGCCATCACTCAGTATCAGCAGAGAGACGCAGGCTGCGAAGAGTATGTATGGAGCTCTTCGGGCGACTCAAGGGTCAGAGGCCGTCACCGTGAACTTGACGGCAAAACCTTTAGGTGGGATGACCCGCCTATTGTGGATGTCAAAACGGGGCGCAGATGCCACCCGGGAGAGGACTATCGTTGCCGCTGTGTCGCAATACCCAGGTTTAACATTGAGTCTCTTAATATCCCCGTCGAGCCAAAAGACTGGGATGCTATCGACAAGCAAACAAAGGAAATAATCGAGCAAGCCAACAAGCGGGCGAAATAATCCGCTATCATGATTAAATGAGCAGCTTTATCACGTTGATAAGGCTGCTTTTTTATACCCATTTTACAGCAGCGAAGGGAGGTGAGAAAGTTGGATGAAGCAAGAGTAAGAAGCCCCGCCGTGGCGAAAGTAATCCGCTATGACAGCATACCGCTCAAAGCCACCTACACGGCAGAGGGATATCTGCGAGACACCCCTATAGTGACCTCGGTAGGTATCTTTGACTATCACAACGAGGACGGCTCAATCCGCAAAGAGCTGAGACTGCCCGAGCACGTCTTTGCTCCCGAAAGCCTTAAATCGTACAAGGGCAAGCCTGTTATTGTCACGCACGATGCAGGTACGGTCAATAAGAACAATGTTGAGCAGGAGGCAATCGGCACCATCCTCTCGAATGGTATCAGAGACGGCAATGACGTTAGAGCGGAGATCATAATCCACGATACCGACGAGCTCAAACGCTGTGGGCTCAAAGAGCTGTCACTCGGTTACTCCCTCGACCTTATCGAGGAACCGGGCGAGTGGCAGGGACAGCACTATGATGCTATCCAAACCAATATCATGATCAATCACCTTGCGCTGGTGGCTAACGCCAGAGCAGGGGAACAAGCTCGTCTTAATATAGACGGCAAAGACACATCCAAAAAAGGAGGCAAAAACATGGCAAACACCACCAAGAAAAAGGCAAAGCGCAGAGACGAGGACGACGTTGCAGTCGAGCTCGCTAAGACCGTCCTTGAGCAGGCGGGCGAAGAGGGCGCTGTTGCTGGAGACGATGACAACACCCCCATGATGACCGACCCCGCCGCAGCTCAGCAGGGCGCACAGGAGGGCGGCGCTCAGCCCTCGGAAGAACTGCTCAAGAGTATCCGCGACCGTAAAGACCGCAGAGACTCCGATCAGGATGAGGCACCCACCAACCTCGACGAGGCAAATGAGGTCATCCGTCAGCAGAACGAGGATATCGACGCTCTGCTTGAAATGCTCGATAAGAAGCAGGAGGGCGAGAACAAGAAGGAAACTCCCGTGCCCAATGCTGACGAGGACGATGATGACAAGCAGAATGCCGATGATGACGACGATGAGAACACCGACGATGACAACGAGAACACCGAGGGCGGCAGCGAGGAAGAAAAGCCTACTGTTATGAACGCCGACTCTATCGACGCTCTTGTAAGAGCAAGGACGGCTATGTCCCGCCTCGGTGAGCAGTATAACATCGACGGTCTTGATGACCTCTCGATGATTAACGCTATGCGCAAGGTTATCAGCGTAGCTACTCCCGGCATCCGTCTCGACTCCGAGGCTGAAATCAAAGGCGCGTTTAGAGTTGCCGTTGCGACCCTCAAGAGCCAGAAGACCATCGCTGACCAGAGAAAGCAGATGCACTCCGGCATGAGAGCAGACGGTTACAAGGGCTCAGAAGCCGACGCAGCTCGCCAGAGAATGATCAACAAAAGAAAGTGAGGTAAATCCGAATGAAGCAGCTTAACTACAATTTCGCACCCGATCTGGGCGTTGCCGGCGGCCTTTATGACCTTACCGGCTATGTCTGCGACTCTTTTTGCAACGCCGAGAAAGACGGCGTGCTCAAGCATGGCATGGGTATCGTGACCGGCTCCGCAGCAGGCATCGCAGCGCTCCCCACCAAAGACTCCACCATTAGTAATTTTGAGGGCATCCTCGTAAATGGCCTTACGACCGAGCACAGCATGGACGGCAGTGTAGTCGTCAAAGAGGGCACTACCGTAGGCGTGCTCAAGCAGGGTCGTATATGGGCTCGTGTAGCCGCAGATGCTGTCCCCGCGAACGGCAAGGCCGTTTACTTTATCATCAAGGGCGATAACGCAGGTCTGTTTACGACCTCAGACGATGACACCAACGCCTCCAACGCTATAGCGATCAATGCTAAGTTTATCGGTGGCAAAGGCTCGTCTGATGTAGCTCCTGTTGAGCTCTATCCCACCATGGTAGTACCGTCATCCGTTGCTCAGACCAACAATACCGGCGATCAGTCGCAGGGCGGCGGAAACGGCAATTCTTAATTAAAGGAGGTAACGCACCATGAAGAATAAGAAAGTAAATCTCGACAGCAAGTCTGTCGATGTAAAGACCCTCGCAAACTCGAGGCTCATTCCCTCGCTCGTATCTTCCGAGACTCATTTTGACTCGGCAGAGGATGCGTCAGTCTTTTTCGCTCGCGAGCTTGACCATGTTAAGGCTAAGTCCTATGACAAGCTCTATCCCGAACTGACCTCGTTTAGCCTCTTCCCCCACACTTCTGAGGCTGACCCCGGTGATGAGACCACGACCTATTACAGCTACTCCCGCTCCGGCATGGCGAAGATAATCCACAATTACGCCACCGACCTGCCCCGTGCTGATGTTAAGGGCGAGCCCGAGACTGCTCACATCAAGTCCATCGGCGGCAGCTACGGCTACTCCGTACAGGAGATGAGAGCATCCCGCAAGAGCGGCAAGGGCCTCGACCACCGCAAGGCAGAGGCGGCGAGATATGCCGTTGACGTAGCCCTTAATAAAATCGCATGGGCTGGCGATCCCGAGAACAGGCTGATGGGCGTGCTCACCACCTCGAACAACATCCCTGTTACCACCGCGACCGCAGGCAAGGGCGGCTCAGCGAAGTGGAAGGACAAGACCGCTGATGAGATCCTTGCAGATATCAACGGCTACATGGCAACCGTCTCAAGAAACACCAAGAACGTGGAGAGACCCGACACCCTCGCTCTTCCCACCGACGTGTTTATCGACATCGCCACTCGTCGTATCGATCATACCAATACCACGGTTAAGGATTTCGTACTTGAGCACGCTCCCTATCTTAAAGAGATCGTTGCCGCTGCCGAGCTCAACTCTGACAGCGTAGAGACCAATCCTTACGCCAAGTCCTCTGATGGTCAGAATGTTGCGTTTTTCTTCACGAAGGACCCCGACAAACTGGCAGTTGAGGACCCGATGCCGTACTATCAGTACCCCGTGCAGGAGCGCAATCTTGAGATGATAGTACCCTGCGAGGCAAGGACTGCCGGCGTCATCATCTACTACCCGCTCTCCGCTCTTATCGCGGTAGGCATCTAATCTTATTAATGGAGGTATTACCACATGAAGCTCAAGAATAAGTCTGCGAAGATAATCACCATAGGCGACCTCGATATACTCCCCGATCAGATAGCTGAGGTCGGCAAGGAAGTCGAAAGCAATCCTGTCGTGCAGCTCTTTATTGATAATGGCTTTTTTGCCGTTATCCCCGATATGGCAGCTGATGAGACTGCTGTGACCGCTGAGGCTCTTGCCGAAAAGGTCAGCAAATTCAAAAAGGCGGAAGTCATGGAGGAGCTCAAGAAGCTCAACGTCGACTTTGACGAGAATGAGAAGGTCGCTGATCTCAGACAGCGTCTACTCGAAGCGATGATATGACCAACGTCATTAATACGCTCAAGCTCGTTGCTCCTGAATTCGGCACGATGAGTGATGATGATATCCAGAGCTGGGTGTCGCTTGCCGAGCCTTTTGTCAGCAAAAAGGTATTTGGTAAGCTCTACACACAGGCTCTTGCCTATCTTACAGCGCACATGATGAAGATGAGCGGAAACGGTGATACCTCTAAAGGGACTGTCGGCGACTCCATGAGGGTCGCCTCAGTCTCAGAGGGCAATACATCAATGTCATTTAACACGTCGCTGTATTCGCCCGGTGATGTCGATGCGGAACTCAACCTTACTGTGTACGGCATCAGATACCGCCGCATACGCTCGATGTGTGTATGCTCCGTCGTGAATGTAGGTGTTGCCAATGGCAGGCCATGATATCATCACCGGCGCAGGCAAGGAGTTTTTTAGGCAGATCGAAGAACTCAAGAAACTGCAAGTGCGGATAGGCTATCAGCGCGGCAAAGCCTCTAAGACGGACGATGACGGCAATGAAGCAGATTACTGCGATATCGCCATGTGGAACGAGCTCGGCACATCAAACGGTATCCCGTCAAGACCTTTCTTGCGAAACAGCGTCGATAGTAACGCTGAGCAGATAGACAAGGCTTGTAAGGACGTCATAAAGGTCATCGCCAAAGGAGGTAAAGCCGAGGTAGTGCTCAAGCAACTCGGTTTGATGCAAAAGGGCACAGTACAACAGACGATTTCGAGCGGCGAATTTGTGCCCAATGCTCCAAGTACCGTTCGGCGAAAAAACCACAATGGCAAAGGCTCTGCAAAGCCCCTTATAGACACAGGCGGCTTGCGGTCTAAGGTCAATTTTGTGATTTGCAAAAAGGGGGAATACGATTGATTGCTTTTTTTAGTAGGCCGTATAAGGTTAAGCGTTTCGGTAAGGAACGAATCGTTGACGGCTATACCTCGTCAGGGTATGTTGATATCAGTCCTGTTCCCCTCGATGTGCAGGAGCAGGATTATACCGTGACCTCCGAGGCTAACGGCAAGCGGTCTCCCAAGACATTGAACGCTTACGGGCAGTTTAAGTTTGTCGCAGCCGAATCGCCTGATACGAGGGGCGATTTGCTCCTCTACAAGGGCAAATGGTATGAATGCAAATCATGTGTCGAGCACGGTAACACGCTGCTTCGGCACTTTTTTGCTACCTTCCAGCTCGATCCAGATCAAGGAGGGTTTGCCGATGAATGCTAACAAACTCCGGAAGCTCCTGCGGGATATAGTGCAGATGTACTTTGCCAAGGCAACCGTGCTTTGGAGCGAGGGCAGGAACACCCAGCCTAAAAAGCCCTATATCACGCTTAAAATGGCTTCTGCCGGTAGGGATACACATTATACCTACGAGGACGACAACGGCAATCCTTGCGGTTTTATCAGCTCAAAAGCACGGTTGGAAGTCAACCTCTTTACCAACGGACTCATAAAGCTGATACCGAACGCCTCACCGCTGTTTATTAACACAGCGGTCGGAGACCTTGAGGACTTTTGCAATTTTGTCACAAGTGACAAGGTGATGGATATCTGCGACGAGCATAACATCACAATCATGCAGAGCGGTGATGTTATGGATGTGACCGCCTTGCTTGACGGTGTTGAGCATGAGTACCGAGCTATGGTCGAGTTTGAGGTCGACTATATGCAAGAGGTGCGAGGCGCCTACGGCGTATCGACCGATTATTCAAGCAGCGAGGGCGAGGAGAAGCCCGCAGGATTTGTCCCGACGCCATCAGGCGGCAGGACGGAAGAACAATATAACTCAGAAATAGGCTACTTTATAGAAGTAGAAACAGAAAGCGAGGAATAGATAGCATGAAGAATCTTGCTGATATCGTCAATGTCAGTATCGGTATCGAAGAGCCGATAGTTGACTCGGCGAGTTTTGACAATATGCTCATCATCGGACCTGAGCCCAAGCAGTGGGACAGTCTCACAGATGAGGAGCGTGCAAAGAAAGAATCGGTGTATATCTGCTCGAGTGCTACTGAGCTGACCGAAAAGGACTCGCTCTACGCCTCGACCGATAAACTCACAGGAGACCCCATCGGAATAGCCGGTAGGGTTGCGTTTACTCAGGACCCCAAGCCCGACAAGGTGTATTTTGCCGTCAACAAAAAGCTCCCTGCCACGGTCAAGGATTGCAGTGTCATTGTTGCGGCGACCAAAGAGGATATCCCCGCAGCACTGCTCGGCAAAGTGGGCGAGAGCTCCGTTACGGGTCTGCCGTGGATTATCGCCTCTTACAAAGAGGTTGATGCAGATGCAAACAGGCAGACCAACCTTGCTATATCCAAGGGTAGCGGCGATTACAGCGGCGTTGTTAAAAACACCGTTGACGGCGTTAACTACGCCAGCCTCTCTATTGCAAGTGACCCCGCAGGAACTTATGTCATAAGGATAGAGGATAAGGTGTACGCTACCGCGGCAAAGGAGACGGTTACCAACGCAACCGACTGCATCCTCACCATCGAGGTCAACGCAGACGGCGCAATTGTTGATAACTCCGAGACGGTCAAATATGAGCGCATGGCTGAGGACATAACCGCCACCCTCGAAAGAGCACTGCTCACGAGCGGCTGGTATGTAGTCTGCCCGACTTATCTTGATAAGGTCACCCTCGAAAAGATAGGCAATTGGGTTGACTCTCAGTCCAAGCTGACCGTATTTTCCGTCGTCGATATACCTGACGACGGGGAAGTACCCATCCTTGACAAGAGCTTGAGGTGTGCCGGTATCTTTGCCAAGCAGAGTGTCGATCAGGAGCTTGACGATGTTCCCAGGGATAATCTCTATATCAATGTCGCATGGGCGGCAAAGTGCCTTAACTATCAGGCAGGCTCTGAGACATGGGCGCTCAAGACTCTTGTAGGTATGCAGCCCGCAAGCCTCACGAGCACTCAGATGCGGAAGATAGAGACTCTGCACCTGTCGTATTACACCACCTGCGCCGACAGGGATATCACCTGTAACGGTCAGGTCACTTACGGTGAGTGGATTGATGTCGTCCGCTTCCGTGACTGGCTCCAGAACGATATGCAGAAGGCTATCTACAGCCTGCTTGTAAAGAACCCCAAAATCCCCTATACCGACAGGGGCATAGCCCTTGTGAAGAGTGAGATGATTGCCTCCCTCAAGAGAGGCCAGCAGAACGGCGGTATCGCCGATTCCGAATACAACGATGACGGCGACGAAATACCCGGCTATGTCGTCAGCGTGCCCAGGTCTGCAAACATCTCCGACTCGCAGAAAAAGTCCAGAAAGCTCGTCGATTGCAAATTTAGAGCACGCCTTGCGGGCGCTATCCATGCGGTCGAGGTCAAGGGCACTCTGGCATACTCACTGTAATGTAAGGAGGTCGAAAGCAAATGAAAACCGGAATTAAAACCTACAACTGCCGTGAAGTCATCGTCACGCTCGGCTCTCACATAGTGAGCGGTTTCGCAGAGGATTCCTTCGTGACCGTTGAGGAGGTCGGCGAGGGCACGTCTGCGGTCTGCGGCTGTGACGGCGAGCACAGCAGGTCAATGAACCCTGACCGCTCCGTCAATGTTAAGATAGCACTCAATCAGACCTCAAGCTCAAATAAGTACCTTAACAAGCTGCTGAGACTTGATAAGGATACGGGAGAGGGGCTTGTGCCTCTGATGATAACCGACCTTAGAGGCGGTGTGCTCATCCATGCAGATCAGGCATATGTCAAAAAGCGCCCGAGCACCGTCTACGGTAAGGCGACACAAAACAGAGAGTGGGAGCTGGGTACCGGCGACTGCGATATCATCGAAGAATAAGGAGAATTTGAATCATGGAGTGTAGAGAACCTACCCAGAAGCAGATAGGTGAATATATCTTTTACATCTATCCATTTTCGGCATTTAAGGCAGCGAACATCAGCGGCGAGCTTGTATCGCTGATATCTCCCATCCTTGTGTCGATTCTGCCGTCTGTAGTCGGCAACGGCGATAACGGAGATGACGGTGAGGATAAGTCGCTGCTTGATATGGACATATCCGCAGCAATGCCGTCAATAATGCAGGCTTGCTCATCTCTTGACGGCGACAAGGTAGAGCACCTGATGAAGACCTTGCTCACTCAGAATCGCAACATATCATTCGAGCACGAGCGTGAACGCCGTGTCAAGTGGATGTCCGATGAAGATGTTGATGAGATCTTCTGCGGCTCTATCGAAGAGATGTTTATGCTCGCTATCGAGGTTATCAAGATTAACTTCAAAGGTTTTTTCAGGAAGCTCGGCAGCCTGTCTGGCAACCCCGCAGAGCTGTTGAGCAAGATGCAGAAGCCGACAAGTACGGACACCTCGACACCTCTCGCTTCGGCGACCTCGAATTAAGGCTCTATACCCTGATTAAGGCAAGGCTTGCGTCGATGGTGGAGCTAAAGACCTGCTACACCCTCGACGAGGCCTTGAAGCTCTATGCGCTATATCGCATGGACAGGGACATAGAGGCGGCTCAATGTGAGGAGGTGAGAGAGCGTGACAATTAGAGATATAGCCATAGCTTTTGGCTATGAACTCGACCCGAGCAGCGAAAAGAAGGTCAATAACAGCATTAACAACCTCAAGAGCATGGCTACAAAGGCACTCGGAGCAATCGGCATAGGCTTTTCCCTCTCGCAGGCAAACGCCCTTATAGAGCAGTTTAAGGCTACAAATTTGCAGCTCAAATCCGTAACCGGTAATCTTGCAGACCAAGGTAAGCTACAAGATGACATCATGCAAAAGGCGGCATCTACGAGAGTGTCTTATGCCACCACAGCAAAGGCGGTATCCGACTATGTGTCGCAGAGCAAAAAGGTGCTGAAAACCTCGGATGCTGCGCTTAACTTTGTTGAACTGTCAACAAAAGCGTGGAAGGCGGCTGGCAAAGAGGAATCGGCAATAGCGTCTCTGCACGGGACGCTTGCTAAGGCGTTTCAGAAGAACATAATTGACGCAGGCACTTTTGAAACGCTGCTGTCGCAGAGCCCCGAGACTATCAAGTACCTCGAAAAAAGCCTTGGAAAGAGCCGGGTGCAGCTCAAAGCCATGGCCACGGCGGGAGTGCTTACAGCAAGTCATTTGACTACGGCATTTACCAATTCCGCTGATGAAATCAATGCCGCATACGCCGAAACGGGAGTGACGATATCCGAAGCTATGCAAATAGCCAAGGATAAGATAGGGCTTGTGCTGACTCAATCCGACGAAGGTATCAAGCTGACAACGACCATAGCGCAGCTCATATTGAAGGCTACCGATTATGCCGTCAAGGGCCTGAAGATGGTTGTCTCGGCTTTTGAAAAACTCACGAAGGCACTTGGGGGAACGCAAAAAGCTCTGAAGCTGATGGCTGTTATCATGGCCGCTATGTTTGCTGTTTCGCAAATCGCTAAAATAAAGATTGCAATCGATGCGTATAAAGGTCTGACAGCGGCACAAAAAGCTGCCAATAAGCAGATGCTGATAGGTAAGTTGAATGTGCTGGCTGTAGTTGCCGCAATAGTCATGCTATTCCTCATCATCGAGGATATTGTCGGTTTTATCAACGGTAAAGATTCCGTTTTCGGAGACTTGCTCAAAAAAGCAGGATTTGACGTCGAAAGCGTAAGAACAAAGCTCAAGGATTTTTATGATAAGGCAAAAGAAAAGGTCGAATCGGCGATAGGTTATCTCAAAGAACACGGCGAGTCTATAGTGAAAGGAATCATGAAAGTTGTTGTTGCCCTCGGAATGCTCAACCTCATCATCCAGACGGTGAGAGCAGGCATAGCAATCTATAACGGGATTATGGCGGCAAAAATCTTAATTGACAAATTGGCTGCCGCAGCGGCAACAGAGCTTGGATTCGCGGGCGTATTTGCCGCCGTCGGTATATCTGCTATCGTCGTTATAATCGCAGTAGTAATAGCAGCACTGGCGCTTCTCGTCGTTTGGATTATAAAAAATAAAGATAAAATCTTGGCATGGATTAATAATCTGAAAGACAAGATATTGGCATGGTGGGACGGAGTCAAAGAGACCTGCTCGAATAAGTTTTCTGAGATAGTTGAGAAGGTCAAATCGTTTTTCGGCAAAATAATCGAATGGTTCAAATCTAATTGGCCTGCACTGTTACTGCTGCTTGTCAATCCCTTCCTCGGAGGCTTTATGCTGCTGTATAACAACAGCGAGAAATTCCGCAATTTTATCAACAATCTGCTTGAGAAGATCAAGGAGAAGTTCGGTGAAATGAAAGAAAAGCTCAAGAATAAAGTGGCTGAGTGGAAGGACGGAATCGTTGAAGGCTTTGAAGCCGTTAAGACTTGGTTTGAGGATCTGCCGAAACGAGCGTGGCAATGGGGCAAGGATATGCTCAAAAACTTCGTTGACGGTATCAAAGGCGGCAAAAGCGATGTTGAGGAAGCCGTAGGAGGGGTCACGGAGCCGATTGAAAGCAACCTGCATCACAGCGTGCCCGATGAAGGGCCGCTCAAAGACGACGATAAGTGGATGCCCGACTTTATCAGCAACATTGCAGGCGGCATCAGAAAAGGGCTGCCGAAGGTGCGAGCTGCCGTACAGGGTATCGCCTCGGAGCTGGCTGTGTTTGCCAGCGGCGCACCGACAAATGTCACGCAGCAGATGTCGCAGGGAGCAACAAGTACCCGAATAGTTAATCAGTATAACAACTGGACGAACAACTTTAACGGCGGCACGAAGCAGGAGCAGGCTGACCTTGCTGATGCCTCAGACAAGCAGACAACCGTGGCGAGCCGTAAGCTCGGAGTAGAGCTTGCATACACAAGATAGGCGGTGATTATATGAGCAAAAAGATACAGCCGGTCAGTATTGACGGCATAGAATTTGATGCGCTTATTTCCTCGAGCGAGAGCCTTGCTGCCGATATCCCACAGTATCCCGTCGAGGACGGCTACGAAGTCAGCGACACAATGATATTGAAACCTCTCTCACTCGAAATCACCGTTTTCGTGAGCAATACTCCGCTGACATTCCTTGACCGCTTTGGCGGTGCCGAAAAGTGCCGCACACGAGTTGACGATGTTGTAGCACAGCTCAAAAAGATGAGAGCGGGCCGCAAGCTCGTTACGATTACCACCAACGATGCGACCTACAGAAACATGGGGCTTGAGAGTATGAGCATAGCTAAATCACTTGAGACAGGTTATGCACGACAGATACCTATGACCTTTAAGGAGGTCATCGTCACAAGCACGCAGACAGTCGCAGTTCCCGCCTCTTACGGCAAGAGCGGTGCGACCGGAGCGAGCGGCGGCAGCGCTTCGACATCATCGTCGTCTTCATCATCATCGTCAGGAGACAGCGGCAGTAATTCGACGATTTTGCACTCGATGCTCAATGGAGGTAAATAGCGTGAAAACAACAATATCCGTACCTGACATGAACGACTGCTTTTTACGGATAGTCATTCGTGGCGTTGAGTATCTTATTAGGTTCGCTTATAACGACACTTACGACTGTTGGAGCTTCGGACTGTATCTCCCAAACAAAGAGCCGATATCGCAGAACATAAAGATCGTGCCGAATTTCCCGCTTAATCTTTATGTCGGAGCTACCGAGATGCCGAAGGTGATGTTCGTGTGCGAATCAAACCTTGAGCGAATAGGACGAAACGCCTTCTTGGACGGCTCGGCTCGTTTTTGCTATATAGAGGAGTGAGAATATGTCAAAGAATTGGCTGAGAGCCTACGAACTCATGGCAGGACCGGCAGGCGGAGAGGGCTTTACGACGAGCGATCTAAAGATTAATTTTAGCTTGTCAAAAACCGAGGACGAGACCTGCAATAACATATCGCTCTCGATCTGGAATCTCAATAAGCAACATCGGGCGGTGCTCGATAAGAAAGATTGTGTTGTCAAACTGAGAGCCGGATACGTCGGAGATATCAAGGACATATTTACCGGCTATGTAGTCTTTGCCGAGGGCGAGCCTGACGGCGCTGATTATAAGACAACGCTCACCATCGTTGATGGGCGAGTAGAGTGCCGAGATACGCAGGTCAGCAAGACGTATAGCGGCACGACAAGCTCAAAGACTGTGTTTGACGATATCGCCGCCGACATGGGAATACCCATTAAATACGGCGAGGACGTAAAGCACATAGACCTCGATGATTACTCTTTCGTGGGAGACGCCACCGCCTCACTCGCTGAGGTTTGCGAAGCCGCAGGG